CTGCCACCCAATGCGACCGCGCCCCAGGCGCCGCAGTTTCCCCCGTCGGCGCCGTCGCCGAGCTCGACACAGTCCTGGTTTGTCCGCGCGTACGCTGAGTGTGTAGCGACCGGCGACTGTGCCACCGGCGGGCTGCCGACACCGGCGGAGTTTGCCGTCTTGTGCGCGGCGGATCCGCAATGCTCCCAGGACGATAACCACGTCCACGACGGCACGATCGACCCGGCCGTCATCACGGCCGCGGGCGGGCCCATCACCCTCACCACCGGCCCCGGGAGGTAAAGGCGGACCCAGGACCCACTATCGGGTCCGCGTCGTGCCGAGGGTCACGCCGAGGCCTCGAGAAACGTCGGCGGTGGGACCGGAGGAGCTGCTCCCCAGGTGTCGGTCCTGCCGCCGGCGGGGTGTTGGGTCGACCCGGCCGGCGGCCCCTGCTAGCCTGATTTGTGCGGAGCGGCCCGGCGTCCATGCCGGGGAGTCGTCGGACCCGGCCGACGCGGGGCCCTCGAGCTCCTGACCCCTCCTCCTGATCCACTCCTCCGAGGTCCCTAGCGGTGCCGGAAGGCCCTCGGATGGCGGGGCCCTTCCAGAGCCATCAGCGGCGGCTCAGGGCCTCCCAGGGGCCGCCAGGCTGACGCGGCCTGGCGGCCTCTGATACCTCTGCAGGCCCCCACGATGGCCGCGCCCCCAGGATCACGCGTAGACGGGCCGTCTCTACGCGTAGAAACGGCAATTGAGGGCTGGTGTCGAGGGGCCAGAAGGCGGATAATTAGGTCGTCCGAGATACCCAACGAAGGAGGCGACCATGGCACTACACGCGCGGCGCAGCGGCACCGGCCGCCCGGCCCGTCTGAGCGTGGCCGAGTCCGAGGCAATCCTCAACCGTCTGAATCTGAGCCGCGCGAAGTTCCGCGGTGACACCACCGAGCGGGAGACCTTGCTCCACGCGATCGGGAAGCTGGTCGCCGTGGTCCACGGCCCCGTCGAGGAGGAGGCTAGATCATGAGCGCCACCCCGCTGACCCTAGCCGCGGCCACGCTGCCGGCGGCCTTCGTTGCCAACTTCGGCGACCGCTTCGAGCTGATCGGCTTCCGGCCCATGACCGCCGTCGCGGCCGACTCGTATCTGTTCGTCGTGATCGCCCGGCGGGCGGACGGCACTTTCGCCAAGTGGACCTACAACGCCACCGCCGGCGGCTTCGGTAGTGGCCACTATGACCTCGAGCTCCGGCGGGCGCTCGAGCTGATGATCGAACCGACCTATTCCCTCCGACCCGCGGTGACCTCATGAGCAACAACCTTTGTCCCTTCGGCTGCGGCCAGCCCCGCACTCCCCTCCACTGGTGCAAGCAGGGCGGGACGAGCGGCCGCGCCATCGTTGCCTTCTGCTCCGAGTGCACCACCAGCTGGGAGCTCGGCTTCGTCGTCGACACCCGCAAGCTGGCCGCGGCCGGCCTCGAGCTCGTCGCCGGCGCCTGGACGGGACTGTGTGAGGCCTGCAAGCCGACGCACGCCGACGCGGATGCCGAATTTGAGGGCCTCGCCCGCGCGGCCGCCGAGATCTCCAAGGTCCACAAGGTCTCACCACTGACCGAGATCACGATCCCCTACGGCGAGGGCTTCGACCGCCCCGGGGAGCTCCGCTTCGGTTTCTGGACCGTCGTCGATCACAGCAACGGCGCGGCCGCGCGGTTTCTCAGGACGGCCCGCGGCATCGTCGACGGCCTCAACCGCAAGCACGGCACCGAGCTGCTGGTCAACGTCAACGACACCGGCGCCCAGGCGATCGTCCACGGCGTCGTGGATTGAGAGGCGATCGCCACCCTGGGGACACGCGGCCCCCGCGTCCAGCAGCACCGGGCGCGGGGGCCGTTGCGCTGTTTGGCAAACCGTACACGTACACCAACGAGGAGGAGGCAACATCGTGAGCGACTACGACCACGATCAGCTGCACCGGGCTTTTCAGCTCGTCGGCCCGGTGGCGATCTGCACCTGGGCGGAGGGGTACCGCGAGGGGATCCGCCGCGGTGCTGTACAAGGCCGCGGCGGCCTGATCGTCGGCGTCCTCGAGGAGCCGCTCAAGGAGGTCTTCAAGCATATCGAAGCGATCACCGCGGACCTGGTGGCGGCCGCGGCCACGGAGGGCATTCCTCCCGGGCGGGTTGCTAGGGCGTTCGCTGATCTCTGCGTGAGTGTCGCGGAGCCGCCGGACGGCTCCGGAGAGATCCCGTCAGATCCCGCTGGGTCCCGCTGGGTCCGGACCCAGGACCTCGTCGTCGGCGATCACGTCCGTTGCTACGGCGACGAGTGGCGAGTCATGGGTTTCTGCTCCAACGGCGACGCGGAGGTCCGCCTCGTCGGCTCAGCCCCCGACTCCAAACGGTGCACGATCACGAAGGGCAACGAGCTGCTGCTGCTCGGCTCCGAGGTGAGCCTCGAGGCGAGGGCGGAGATCCTCGACAACGACGGCAAACCATGAGCGACCTCGGCGAAACCTTCGACGGCCTCCGGGAACACAGCCAGAAGAAGCGGGCCGCCAACCGTGCGAGCTCCCGCGGGCTCCTCGAGCACGCGGGCGTGGCCTTCACCGTTCACAACGACGGCGCCCACCTGGTCGTCGCCGGCCGCTGGGACTTCTGGCCGGGGACGGGGAAGTGGATCGACCGCCAGGGCGGCAAGTATCGGCGGGGTGTCTTCCCGCTGATCAAGGCGATCAGGTCGGCGGCCCGGTGAGCCGCACCGTGCTGTGGCGGCTGCTCCGCCTGGCGGTGCGCGCCGGCGACAAGGAGGAGGCCGAGGAGGTCTGTCGGCGCCTGGGCTACACCCGGCCGGACACCATCCGGCGATTGCTCGAGACGATCCACCAGCAGGAGGTGAGACGGTGACCCGCGCAGATATCCACGCCACGATCCGGGCGGTGCTCCCGGTGGGCCGCGCCAACGCGATCAGCATCAGCCACTTGTCGGCGTTCCTTCCGGGCCAGCCGGCGAGCTCCACCGTGCGGGCCTTGATCCACGAGGCCCAGGAGGCCGGCGTCCAGGTCCTCAGCTCCCCCCGCGTCGGCGTCTGGCTGGCCGCCGGCGACGCCGAGGTCCTCGAGGTCGTCGAGGAGCTCCGGCAGACCTGCCACGCCCTCGAGCGCCGTATGCAGGTGATCAACGGCGGCCGCTGCGGGCTGATCAGCTGCCGCGCCGAGCTCACGGACAAGGTGCGCAAGCGGAAGGGCCTCTACTGCTCCCCGTTGCACCGCTACCAAGCGGCCGCGCTGCGGGCGAGCTCGTGAGAGGCCGCGGCGAGGTCCCGAAGTGCAAGGCCGAGGGCCACGCCTGCACCTGCATCATGCAAGTGAACCAGGGACGATCGAGGCCAAGGCTCTATTTTTGGCAATGTGAACGCTGCAATTTTCTTCTCGTCGGAGACCGCCACGGAAACGAAGACACCGGGCCCGACGCGACCAAGCGCAAGGAGGCTTTCATGGCGCTACGGGATGCCGCCCTAGCCGATGAGGGCGACTCGTGAGGGGCGCGGAGAAGCTCAGCGGCTTCGAGCTGCAGTGGTGGGGCTACCGCCACACAAACGGTAACTATCAGGTGAAGCGGTGGTACGGAGGGGAGCTGGGCCAGGCGGCCCTCGAGGACGCCTACAGCTCGCCCTTTGTCGACAAGGTGGCCCAGCCCTTCGAGGCCCACGGCCGCCAGCAGGCCCTCGATCGGTGCCGCGCGATCATCAGGGCCGCGGAGGGTCACTAGCATGGCCAACGACAAACCACCCAAACCACCCAAAGCAACAAAGGAGATAGATCTACTTTTGCTCCGGATCCCCGAGGAGGACGAGGCCAGCCTCCGCGTCGAGCTCGACGACCTCGAGGCCTTCGTCCAGGCCAGAATGGACGCGGACAAAAAGTGGGACCTCACCACCCTGCAGCTGGTCAGCTTCCACACCGCCGGCGGTGGCCGCTGGTATCTGCTGGCCTCCATGACGCTGGACAAATGAACGGCCTCGAGGAGCTCGCCCGGATCGGCCGCGCGGCCGTCGAGGTGGACCGACACCGGGAGCGGCAGGCCGCCGCTTTTAAGGCCCGAAACCGCTGCCGCTGTTGGCGAGAGTCCAACGTCTCCGGCGGTGGCCGGTCCTTCGTCGAGCCGTGCTGGAAACAGACCCGGACCAGGTCCGTGGGATCTCCGCCGGAGCCGGTGGTGGAGCTGCTCCCCTTCTGGGCGTTGTGCCCTGGCTGTCAGCGCCGGGCGGTCCGTCACCGGGCTGTCTTGGCCGCCGGCCGCCAACTCGGCGGAGCTCGCCGACGCGTCATCATGCTGGCCCGGAGATACCGCCGGGAATCCGTGGACGGCCGCGGCCGCCACGCGTAGACTCTCACCACCGCGCCGGCACCAACGCCGGCCGAGAAGGAGGCAACCCATGGAAGAACAGACCAAGGAGCCGGAGGACCAGGTCCTCGAGGCCGAGCTCGTCGACGACGTCGACGAATCATCCGAGACGCTCGAGGCCGAGGCCATCGACGCCGACCCGGACGAGGATCCCGGTGTCGCCCTGATGCGGATCCTCGGCGATGCCGTGAGCTCCGGCGTCGACGTCGAGGTGATCGAGCGGCTGCTGGCCGTCCACGAACGCTACCAGGCCGGCCTGGCGCGGCAGGAATATAACGCCGCGGTCTCGGCGCTCCGCGCTGACCTTCCCGAGGTCGTCAAGACCGAGATCGTCGACTACCCAACGAAGAAAGCCGGCCGCGTCTCCTACCGCCACGAGGCGCTGGCGACCATGGTCGAGGATCTCTCCCCGGTGATGGCGCAACACGGCCTCTCCTTCCGGTGGAGCATCGAGCAGGACACGCCGGACCTCATCAAGGTGACCTGTATCGTCACCCACGCGGCCGGCCACAGTGAGGAGGCGAGCCTATTCGGGCCGCCGGATACCACCGGAAGTAAGAACGCGATCCAGGCGATCGCGTCGACCGTTTCCTATCTACAGCGGTACACACTCAAGGCGGCAATCGGCATCGCAGCCGGCAAGGACGACGACGGCGCCGGCGGTGCCCCAGCGCAGCAGCGACCGCTCGAGCAGCCGCGGGCCCAGGGTCAGGAGCCTGGCGCTGGCGCCAACGGGCCCGGCGACGTCCTCGAGGTCGAGGAGCTCCACGAGGTCATGGCCATGTTTCCGGGCGACCGGGAGCAGACGATCAGCACCACCCAGCAAGGCCGCCTCTATAACTTCGCGAGTAAGAACGGGTGGAGGCGGGAGGACGTGGACAACGAGGTCGTGCGCGTGCTATCAATGCGGGCGTCCGAGATCCCCAGTCTGGGCGACGCGTACGAGGCGACCGTCCGCTGGTTTCAGACCCACGGCCCGATCAAGTGAAGGAGGCGACCGCGTGGCGCATTTTCAATTTGACGAGGGGACCCACACCTACGCCCTCCCCGGCTCGAGGCACGTCCCGAGCGTGACCCAGGTCCTCGAGGGCACCGGCATGGCGCCGGACTTCTCCTTCCTGCCGGACTACTACCTCCACCGCGGCCAGGCGATCCACAAGGCCATGGCGCTGCACCTGCTCGGCACCCTCGAGCAGGAGACCCTCGACGAGCGGATCCGGCCCTTTGTGGAGGCCGGGCAGGAGTGGCTCGAGCTCGTCGAGGCCCGGCCGATCGTGATCGAGCACCGCTGGGTGCATACGGTCCTCGAATACGGCGGGACCCTCGACCTGTTCGCCGACACCAAGCTGGGCCACCTGATCGTCGATTGGAAGGCCTCGATCATGGATGAGGCTTACGAGGTCCAGGTGGCCGGCGGATACGCTCCGCTGCTCCTCGAGGCCGCGGAGCACGGCGCGATCAACGCGGAGCCCGAGCTCGTCGCGGCGGCCCGCATGGCGGTGGTCACGCTGAAGGGCCGCGCCAAGCCGCACTTTGTCCCGGCGCATAACAACGCCGGCCTAGCCCAGACCGCAGTTTTCCGCGCAGCCCTCACCGTCGCCAAGTGGCGGCAAGCACACCGGAGGTTTTGAGGTGAAAGAGCTACTGCAAAAGATGATCGCTCTTGCCGTCGAAGATGTTGCAGCGGGGCGACTCGATACATGCAGGATCACAGGCCGCGGTAGCGACGTCGGAGCGCGACGTCGCTACAGAATTGAGATTTCGGCGCCTGACGTCGAGGTGCTTCCCGAAGGAGACATGGAACAATGACGTACCACGAAGACCAGCAACAGATCGACGTCCTCGGCGCCGGCGTCGCACCGACCGACGGCACCAACGACCCGACGATCGAAACGGACGCGGAACTCGCCGAGCTCGCCGAGCTCGCCGGTGAGACCGACCTCGTGGTGGTGGAGGCCGAGCGCTTCGTGACGATCCGCGAGGCCCACACCTATCAGGCGGCAGCCGCTTTTCTGACCGAGACGGTCAAGCCGGCGCTAAAGAAAATCGAGGAGACCTGGCGGCCGATGCAACGCAAGACCCAGGCGGCCCACCTCGAGGTCGTCGCCCAGCGGAGGGCGATCGAGGACCCGCTGCTCGAGGCGGAGCGCCTGGTTAAGGGTGGTCTGGCCGCCTACGACGACGAGCAGGACCGCCTCGAGGCCGAGGCGGAGCGCCAGCGCCAGGCGGCCGCCCGGAAGGTCGCCGAGCAGGAGCAGCTCGACGCGGCCGAGCACCTCGAGAAGCAGGGCCACCTCGAGGCGGCCGTCGAGCGCCTCGACGCCCCGACGGTCCCCGTCATGCCGGCGCCGGCGCCCAGGGCGAAGGCCCGCGGGGTGAGCTCGAGGCCGGTCTACAAGTTCCGCGTCCTCGATCCGGCCAAGGTCTCCCGCGGGTTTCTGAAGGTCGACCGCTCGAAGGTCCTCGGTGTGGTCCGGAAGATGGGCCCGGACGCGGAGGAGCTCGTCGGCGGGATCGAGGTCTATCAGGAGCGCCAGATCGGAGCGCGGGCCCGATGAGCGAAGGCTCCCGTAGGATTGCCGCCGAGCGGCAACGGCAAATAGAAGTCGAGCGATGGACAGCCGAACATGACGACGCGCACAGCAACGGCTGTCTCGCGGCCGCGGCGGCAGCCTATGCGCTCCGCGTGGCCTCGACGGAAGCACAGTGCGACAATTGGACGACGACGTACGGGGCGATGGCCGAATCCGTTTGGCCGTTCGATGAGGACTGGTGGAAACCGAGTAGCGACCCCGTGCGAGATCTTGAGAGGGCGGGCGCGCTCATAGCGGCAGAGATCGATCGGCTTCTACGGGCGGCGCGATGATCGGACAGGACCGGGAGCTGGAACGCGGGTGGATTCGGGACGCCACCGCCGACGCGGCGCGGGTGGCGAAGACGGGCAACGCCGGGCCGGCGATCACTGACGCCCTTTTCTACGAGCAGCTGATCCTGGCGGTCCTCAACTTGGCGGAGACGGTCGACGCCCTGGCCGGCTCGATCGGTGCACACCTGAGCCGGGCCGACCCAGAGGGAGACTGATGGGCGCCCCGGTTCCACCGCCACCGCCGGAGCACCTGGGCGGACCTAGCGGGAGTTGGGGCAATTGGGGGAGCGAAGAAGCGAAACGCAAATACGTACGGATGTTGGAGCGGCACGTCGCCGGCGCCCCGCCGACCTGGGTGCTCGTTGTCGCGATCGTCGCCGTCCTGCTGTTGGGCGCTGTCGTCTTGCCCTTCTATCTCGAGTGGCTCGCCATGACCTGGACGGTCCAACCGTGAGCGACGAGGAGATCGACCGCGCCGCCGAGCTCGTCGAGCTCCTGAAGCAGCGTCACCTCGGCTTCGGGACGGTGCTTATCTGCCTCTCCGGCCGCCGCTTCGTCTGCAGCTTCAAGGACCTGCAGAAGGCCGTCCGGGAGATCAGGGAAGACTCGGCGACGGCGTGGCTGTAGAATGAGCACGTCGAGGGGGCGGGGTGGTCGAGCTGCTCGCCGTTCGGTGGTCTCGGACCAGATGCGCCGTCGTGTCGCCGGTGGCTCCTGCCCTGCTTCCCCCTCGATCTCCTTTTCGTCGCCGGCTTCCGGCGGCCACGGGGCGCCCGGCCTTGTCGCCGTTTCACGGCGGCTCCCGGGCGTCCTCAATATCCACAGTTTTTCCACAGCTCAAAGCCAGGCCCCGCGCCGGCCTCCGTGGCCCTGTTGATATTGCCCCTGTTGAAAAGCTGCGGAGCTCCCGCGGATCGGACACCTGGGGCCTACGTGTCCATAATTCCTACACAGCTTTTCCACGGCGGACCTCTATGGACGGCCGCCGGTTTCCACGTTTCCACAGCCCCTACTACGACTACTACCCCGGACACCCTGATCTGATCTAGCAGCAGTAGAAGGAGGAGGCACCCATGGCCCGAGCACCGCGCAAGCTGACCCCCGAGACCAAGACCGTCCGGTACATGATCAACGGCATGGGCCTGATCGCGGCCAAGACCTCGACCCGGATCAGGCGCCGGTCCTTCGACCTGTACGGCTTCGTCGACGTCCAGGGCTTCGCCCCGATCCTCGGCGGCACCACCGGCGGCGCGTGCGCTCACTTTCAGCCCATGGACGCGCTGGCCGACGTTTGTCGAAACTGCCGCAGCAGGATGGCCGACCACGTCGGCGACCCGCGCGACGTCGCCAGCTTCCTGATGGTCCAGGCGACGAGCTCGAGCAACCAGGCCGCGCGCAAGAAAAAGATACTTGACTCACCCACCCTGCGAGCTCGAGCCTTCGCGCTGATCAGCTCCGGCCACCCCGTCGAGGTCTGGGGCTGGATCACCGGCCGCCACGCCGGCGCCCAGGCGGTCCGCCGCTTCGAGCTCGGCGGGAGCTCGCCGGCCGGCCTCGTGTGGCACGACAAGGGCGTGACCGAAGTCCCCCCGGAGTTCCTCGAGCTCCCCGATAGTTGACAGCTGGCCCCAGGCCAGTACCGTGGGGCGCAGACGGCGCCCTGAGACCGTCGGCGATCCCGCCGGCACTAGAGGAGGAGACAACATGCGAGACACAGCAGAGCACCAAGACCGGGCCACGACTCGGGGCGCCGGCACCGAACCGGCCAAGGCGAGGCCGCTGATCGTCCGCCTCGAGCGGGTCAGCTGGCGGGTCATGCACCAGCCACACGACGGAGGGCGACCTGTCGAGCTAGGGACCGACGTTAGCAAGACGATGGCCGCGCGCCTGGCAGCGACCGCCGCGCAGAAACTCGCGGACGATTTCGGCCGGACCGTCGAGCTCCACACCCAGGACGCCCAGGGCCGACCGTCTGGGACGCGCTACTTTGACCCGACGCCCGAGGACAAACCGGAGAAGGAGGCCAAGAAGTGACCGCCAGGGTGCAGTACCTCACCCGCAACACGAAGACGTCGACCGCCGCGGTGGCGAAACGGGCCGCGGACCTGATCGTCGACTACCTGCCCTCGGTGATCGCGCGGGTCTGCGAGGTCGACAAGGCCAGCAGCCTGGCGATCAATATCAGCGTCCGGCCGGCGGGCCGTACCGAGGCGACCAAGGACCCCGAGGTGATCATCAAGGCGAAGCCGGACTACGGCGATGAGGTGGTCATCATCAGGGCACGGCTCACCGGCGAGGGCGATAGCGCCCAGCTGTCGCTGATCTCCGAGCTGCTCCCATCGGAGCAGGCCTTCGCGGACGACGAGACCGGCGAGACCGGCGAGGCGGTCGCCCACTGATCTGATACGCTGCAATCCCTTGTGGACGTGGGGGCGCCTCGAGCGCTGTCGGGTGTTGGCCTAGCCTCCTTCTCCGGCTGTCTCGACGCCCCCCGGCCACGTATGAGAAGGAGGCTAAATCATGATCGACAAGATCCTGAAGGCCGCGCGCAAGGTCGCGGCCGACCATAAACAACACACCGTTGCGATCCCCCCAGGCCCCGAGGCTGAGGAGCTCCTCGGCGCTAGCGGTCGCAAGCATACCCACGTTCTGATCGAGACCGACGTCGAGGCCTTCGAGGAGCTCGTCCGCCTGGCGTCGGACTACTTCAACCCCGGCCGAGCTGCTGGCGGTGGGCTATGTAAGAAATGCGGTGCCCCGCTGTTGTGGGTGAAGACGACCAGCGGCGCCAACGCCCCGCTGGACGCGGCGATGATCGTAGGGATCGACGCCGACGGCGTCTCCCACCGGGTCCACCTTAATCACTTCTCGACGTGCCCCAGGGCCGCGGAGGTGACAGCCGAGCAGAAGGCGCACGCGGCCGCGCTCCCGAAGGACGGCAAGACGAAGGCGGCCGGATGAACGGCGTCCGGGCGCAGCTGCTCGAGCTCCTGGTGGAGGCCGGGGACCACGCCGTCAGCGTGAACAGCCTGGCCTGCAGCGCCGACGTGTCCCACTACATCGTGCGGCAACACCTGGACGCGCTGGTCAGCCTGGGGACCGTCGTCAAGATCGAGACCGACGGCGCCGGCGTCACCCGCTACCGCCGCAAAAACGAGGAGGACGAGACCATGACCGAGCATGACAATCGACCACTGGCGGACCGGATCCTCGAGGTGCTCCCCCGCCTGCTTCGCGACGGGCGGCCAGGCCTGACCACGCTCGAGATCGGCAGCAAGATCAAGGCGCGGCCCAACACCGTCACCGCCGAGCTCAAGCTGATGCTGCGCAGCGGCCAGGTGAGCCGCGAGGGCGAGGGGAAGCGGGGCGACCCCTACCGCTTCTATCGCACCCTGCAGGAAGACGTCACCGGGCCGGCGTACGTCTGCCCGGACTGCGGTCTGGACTGGCCGACCGGCGGCCCTGGGGTTAACCACGCTTGCGAGCCGGCGATGCGGGCCGCGGGGATCCACCCGGACCAGGACCTCGGCGTCGCCGACGAGGAGCTCGACCGCGCGGAGGAGCTCGAGATCCCCGCCGGCGCTTATTCGCACGTCGACGTGGACGGGCTCACCAAACGACCGCCAGAGGACGCGCTCCCCGAGGGCTACACCGACGCCGCGGAGGTCCTCGCTGCGGGGATCCGGGCCCAGGAGGCCGAAAAGGCCCAAAAGGAGGCCCCAGGAGCGACCGAGGCGGCCGATCTCGAGGCGCCCGATACCGTAGGACCCCCGGATCCGGAGCTCGAGGTCGAGGCCGCCGGGGTCGAGTCGGAAGCGGAGCTGCGCCGCGCGATCGCGCGCGAAGAGGCCGAGCAAAGATACGTCGACGATCCCCACGGGTGCCGCGCTCGCGCGGAGCTCGCCGCGGCCGGGCCCGTCGAGCTCCCCGAGGAGCTGGCGATCGCGCTCGAGACCGGCGCAAATCCAGCGACCCCGGGGGAGCCGGAGCTCGGCGACCTACTCGATCAATACGCCCAGCGCGGGGACACCCTCGCCCACCTCGAGGCGGAGGGCACCGAGGAGCACGCCGACGGCGTCCGGCTGCCGCGGCCGACCGACGACCCGGAGGAGCTCGCCGGCGTCCCGCTCAGCCAGCAGCTCACCGATCACGATCGCCGCACCGTCCGGGCGTGGAGCCGCGCCGAGGCCCTCGAGCTCGAGGCGGAGATCCAGGCGCACCTCGACGCCGGAGTCCCCCTCGAGCAGCTCGTCCTCGAGTGCCACCTCGACGGCTCGACGGTGAAGGACCGCGGCCCCTCCGAGGCTGAGCTGATCGGCCCGGCGATCGGCTTCGAGGTCGCGGCCAAGAATCTGCGGGCCCGGGCCGAGGAGGCCCGTCGGGATCTCGGGATCCTCGAGGCGGCCGCGGTGCTGTGTGAGAGGCTCCGCAACGAGGAGCTGGACCTCGCGTCGGACCAGTTGCGCCAGGAGCCGCGATCATGACCGCCCCAATGCTCCCCTTCGAGGAGACGGTGAGCGAAGCAGCCGAGCGCATGATCCTCGAGAGGACCCGGCCGAACGGCGTCCGCTGTCCCTGCTGCACCCAGCTCGTCAGCCTCCGCGCCGTGAGCATCAGCAAGTCCATGGCCCCGGCAGCCGACTGGATCCACGAGGTGAGCACGGTCCCGCGGCAGGCTATGACCTTCGATAAGCACTCCTACGGTTACAAGGACGAGGCCGACCGGATCAAAATCACCCACGTTTTGCCCTTCGACCTGGGGCCGCTCCTGGTCGGCGTCCCACCTTACGGCGGACCGGGCCCCCCGGAGCCGCCGCGCTGGCCGGTCGGCTGATGGACAACGACCGCGCCGAGCTCCATCCGTCCCGCTGGGATCCCAACGTCCTCCACCTGGGCTCGGCCGACGACTGCCACACCTGCGGCACCGCGGCGCCGACGCCCGAGGAGCACCAGGGCAACGCGGGCCTGGGCATCGCCGTCGGCGTGCTGGCGTGTCTCGTCTTCTGGGCGATCGCGGCCTGGTGGTGGTGGTCATGAGCGCCAGGCGGACCGTCGGCGCGGTGCTGTGGGGCCTGGCGTCCTGGGCCCTCGGGATCTACCTCGCCAGCTGGGTCTATACCGAGCTGTGGAACGACCCGGCGCCCGGGTTACCCTTTTGGCGGCTGATTTTCATCGCCGGTTATGCCGGCTATCTGCACGGGCTGGCCAACCAGCCCAGGAGAAGGAGGCGACAGCATGAGCCAACAAATCCAGTACATCGCGATCGAGGAGCTCGATCCGTCACCGTGGCAGACCCGCCGACGACGAGGTGGCCGCGGAGATCTGCGTCACCGAGAATCTACAGCGCGAAGACCTGAGCGTGATCGAGGAGGGCCACGCCGTTGCCCTGCTGCTCGAGCGGGCCGGCTGGACCTTCGAGACCGTCGGCGCCCAGGTCGGCCGCCACCCCAAATGGGTGGCCCGGCGCGCGTCACTCTGGACGCAGCAGGCGCTCGAGGACAACCCGGAGCCACCGGCATGGACCAAGAAGCTGAAGGCCAAGAAGGCCACCACCAAGAAGGCGGCCACGCCGGCCGCCGGGACAAAAGGCGGTAAGCAATGACGAGCCGACAAGAAGAAGCAGCGTTGACCGACCTCGATTTAGGCAACCCGATCGAGCTCGGCATGATGGTGAAGGAGGGAATAACGGGTTTCACGGGCACGGCCGTCGCGCGGTCCGAGTGGCTTTGGGGCTGCGTCTCGATCGCGGTCCTATCCGGAGAGCACAAGGATGGGAAACCGGTGGACGAACAGTGGTTTGACGAGGGGCGCCTCTCCGAGGTCCCTGGCACCGTGGCCCAAGAGGTCGCCGAAGAGGTGACCGGCGGACCCACGCGATCGGCGCCGAGCCGGTGAAGCTGTCCGAGCTCACCAAGGTGGCCGCCGAGCTGGCCGCGGCCCGTCGGAAGGGTCATGCGCACCAAGGGCGTGGTCTCGTCGCAACGGCCGAAGCTGGTCGAGCAGACAATCGACGCCCTCGAGGGAACGCTCGAGAGGCTCCGGGCGCTGTGAGCGGCCCGAAGGCGGCCGCCGCTCTGCTCCTCCTGGCCCTGGCGTCATGCGCGCCGGCGGTGCAAAGGGACGGGGACCCGCGGGCCTTAGCTAACCCAATGCGTCGGCCCATGCCTCCCGGGTCCGACCTGGCTAGCATTCGCCCCTGGCCGCGCGGGTCCCCTTCCTGTTTCTCCGCGTAGACTGAGGACGTCATGGCGAAGCGAAGGCAAGAAGGCCGCACCGCGGAGCCAGACAAGAAGAAGGTCTACCCCGCCGGCGAGGGCGCCAAGGTCAGCAGCCGCTCGGAGCTCCTCGAGCTCGACCCATGGGCCCCCGTCGCCGGCCGATGCAACGGCAACAGGACTGACGGCTCCGGACTCTGCCGGCAGCCGGTCGGCTGGGGCACCGGCACCGGCCGCGGCCGTTGCAAGCGCCACGGCGGCTCTACCCCGAACCACGTCAAGAAGGCCCAGCGGGAGGAGCTCGAGGAGGCCGTCCACGTCTTCAACCTGTCGCGGGAGATCGAGCCGACGGACGCCCTGCTTGAGGAGCTCTGGCGCACCGCCGCGATGGTTTCCATGCTCGACCGGGAGATCTGCTCCAAGACCGCCGACGAGCTCCTGGCGTCGCCCGGCCTCGTGGTCTGGCACCATCAGGAGCGCCGGCTATACGTCGCCGTGGCCCGGACCGCGATCGCTGCCGGCATCGCCGAGCGCCAGGTCAAGCTGGCCGAGCAGCAAGGCGTCCTCGTCGCCGAAGCGATCCGCGGGATCCTCGAGGACCTCGACGTCGCCGATCACCCCGACGCCGGGAAGGTCTGCCGGCGCCGCCTGTCCGTTGTGCGCGACGCGGCATGACCGTCTACGTGGTGCTGGCGCACGCCGAGAATTACGGCCGCGACGTCCGCGGGATCTACTCGACGGAGAAAAAGGCTAGGCGCGCGGTGCTCGAGATCGCGCTCGACGATGAGCAGCTATATGAGCAGCACCACATCGCCAAGGTCGAGCTGGACGTGGCCAGCATCATCGAGTGGATGGGCCCGGCGTGACGGATTTGTGGGACGTCTACGCGGCGATTCTGTTGCTCCTGGTCATTGTCTGGGCGCTGCGATCACCGCGTCCTGCCGGAGGTGGCGTGCGCCGCCAGCCGCGGAGTGTCCGGCCACCACCACCGAAGGGCCAGCCCAACGTGCCGCCACCGCCACCGCCACCGCGGTGAGCTCCTCACCGGTTCACTTCGCGGACGTCGCCATGGACATACTCGATCCGCCGGCGATCCCGACGGAGCTCGACAGCCGGCGCCCGGAGCAGCGGGAGCCGGCCGGCAACAAGTGGCGGGTCTGGCTGCTGCATCCGGGCCGCCGCTGGGGGAAGGGCTACACCGCGGCCCGCTGGATCGTCGACCGGGTCAACAGCGGGAGGGGCCGCTCGATCGCCCTTGTTGGCTCGACGACCACCGCGGTGCGCCAGCTCATGATCGAGCACCCGGAGAGCGGGATCCTGTCCGTCTCCCCGTCGGCGCGTTACATGCCGGGCAAGGGGGAGATCCGCTGGCCCAACGGCGCGGTTGCTTACGTCTGCAGCGCCGAGAATGCCGACCGGCACCCGCTCCGCGGTGGCGGTTTTGACACCGCCTGGCCTGATGAAATTGATAGCTGGGGCGACGAGATAACGACCAAGAAAGCGCGCACCGCCTGGGACAATCTCAACCTCTCGATGAGCGCCGGCGACAGCCGCATGGTGGTGACGTCGACGCCGAAACCGGGCCGCCTGGTCGCCGAGCTCCTCGAGCGGGCGGGCGAGGACGGCGACGTGGTGGTGACCACCGGCAGCACCTACGACAACGCGGCCAACCTGTCGCCGGAATTCATCGCAGCGATTGAGCGCCGCTACAAGGGGACGAGCCTCGAGCGGCGGGAGATCTTCGGCGAGATCCCGACCGAGGTCGAGGGGTCGCTATGGCTGCCGGGCGTGTTCCGCTATCGGAAGGTCAAGGCCAAGCGCCTGCTGCGCGTCGCGATCGGCGTCGACCCTTCCGGCGGGGTCGACGAGATCGGGATCGTGGCCGCCGGCCAGCTCAGCCCGGAGCTCTGGATCGTGCTGGATGATTGGAGCTGCCACGGCTCGCCGGCGAAGTGGGCCCGGCGCACCAAGGACCTCTTTGACAAGTGGCATGGCGACGTGGTGGTGGCGGAGGTCAACTACGGGGGTGCTATGGTGGAGAGCACCCTCAAGAATGCAGCGCCCGATCTGCCGGTCCGGGTGGTCACCGCCTCAAAGGGGAAGACCGTCCGAGCTGAGCCGATCTCGCTGCTGTACGAGCAGAAAAAGGTCGTCCACCGCCGCGGCAAGGGCGCCGCGCTAGACCTCCTCGAGGAGGAGCTCCGGCATATGACGACGACGGGCTATGAGGGTGACGGCAGCCCCAACAGGGCGGACGCTGTGGTTTGGGCTCTGACGCACCTCACCAAACGACGCAAAACCTGGGGGTTGGCTTGACGGATAACTCAGAGCTGCCGGGCCGATCGCGCCTGACGCTCGACGAAGCGATCGAGCAGTTGCGCCATGCGACCGGGGCGACGCCGGCTCATATCGAGATCGCCGAACGCGATCGGGATCGCTGGGACGAGCTCCACCGGGAGCTGACGCGGTGAGCCTGTTCACGAAGCTGCGGGACCGATTGCCCTCTGGTCTGAAGGCCCTCCTGCAGGGCCAGGTCCGTTTCCCCGGGCGGTCCATGATCATGTTCGACTTCGATCGGGCCAGCGACAGCGAGATGGCTCGGGACGTCGGCGACGGCACCGGCGCCGACGTCCTCATGACGCCGGTCCGCTGGATCCAAAAATCCATGCGGGAGGCCCCGGTCCAGATCCTCGACGGTGCCGGCGAGCCCCTCGAGGGCAACGGCCTGGGCGCCCTCCTGGCCCGGCCGAATCCCGAGTATCCATGGGAGACGCTGCTCGACGGCGTGGCCCTGTCACTGAGCCTCGACGGAAACGCGTATTGGGTGGTCGCCCGCAACGACGTGGGCGACCCGGTGGAGCTCTGGTACGCCCCCCACAGCAACATGGAGCCCAGGTGGCCGGCCGATCGTAACGACGTCTTTATTTCGCATTACGAGTACAAGGTCGCCGGCCGGGTCCAGCGGCTCGAGCCGGAGGACGTCGTCCACTTCCGCGACGGCGTCGACCTCGACAACATCCGGCTGGGTATCTCCCCGCTGAAGGGGCTGCTGCGGGAGATCTGGACAGACAACGAGGCCGCGGTCTTCACCGCGTCGCTGCTGCGCAATGGGGGCGTGCCGGGCCTCGTGATCTCGCCGGCGGATTCTGACGTCGATATCGACCAGGACCAGGCGGACGCGATCAAGGCCAACATAGAAACCCAGTACACCCGGAACAACCGCGGCCGCGTAATGGTCATGACTGGCCCCACCAAGGTGGAGCAATTCGGATTTTCCCCGAAGGAGCTCGACCTCTCCCCGCTGCGGGACATCAGCGAGGAGCGCGTCACCGCGGCGCTCGGCGTGCAATCCGCCGTGGTCGGCTTCGGCTCCGGCCTGCAGCAGACAAAGGTCGGCGCCACCATGCGGGAGCTCCGACAGCTGTCCTGGTTCAACGGGGTTATCCCCATGCAGGCGACCATCGCCGGCGGGATCACGCGCAGCTTGGCCCCGGCCTTCGGCGCCGGCGCCGTCGCCTTCAACAACACCGGCGTGGAGGCCCTCCGAGAAAATGAGGACACAAAGGCCAAGCGCCTGGGCGAGCTCTACGCTGCTGGCGTGATCACCCGCGCCGAGGCCCGGGCCCCTGTCGGCTTCGAGTCCACCGACACGGACAACGTCTACCGGGTGAGCTTCACCGATCTGCTGCTCCCCCAGGGCGTCGAGGCCACCGGCCTTCTGCCGGCCGCGCCGGGGACCACCGACCCCAACACCAACGGCAAGGTGGCGCCCGAGCTCCTGGCGGTGCTCGACCACGCCCTCGAGGCCGGCCTAATCCCGGAATACCACGTCACCCCGCTGGGGATCGTGACCACAAAACAGCAGCAGGAGGACGAGCTCGTGGAAAATACACCCCGTCGGATCGTGATCGTCGGCGGCCCGCGCCGCGGAAAATCGACCGTTGCTCGGGCCTTCCGGGACGAGCACCAGATCCCCACACTCTGCACGGACCCGCTCAGGCTGGTGAAGGATCCCGAGTCCGGCGTCACTTACCTGCCCGAGGGCCTGGGCTGGTCGGAGGCTTCGAAGTTTGTCGCCGACCACTGGCTGCTGCAGCCGGGGCCCTGGGTGATCGAGGGGATCGCCACCGTCCGGGCGCTGCGGAAGTTTCTCCGGGAGCGCGGAGAGGGCGCGGCCGAGCTGCTCGAGGGCGTCGAGGTGATCGTCCTCACCGACGGCCACCCGGAGGCCGATATCAATCCGCGGCAGGAGGCGACGGCCAAGGCCGTGGCGACGATCTGGGATGAGATCTCGAGCTCCTTCCCCGATGCCGAGGTCCGGGGCCAAGCGGTCGAGCCGATCGAGGGTGACGAGCTCGCCCTCGAGGAGGCCCAGGCGACCGGGGCGGCAGCACAATGACGGCACGGATCGAACGCGTGCGAGGTCTCGCCGGCCTGGTGACCCTCACCGGGTTGGCTGCTGACAAGGAGGCCGCGGTGATCGCCGGCCTGGTGGTTATCCTGGGGCTTACTTTTCTCGCCCCCCGGCTCGAGCGCCGCCGGCAGATCTTCAAGACCAACGAGCAACCCAGAGAGGTGGACGCGTGACGCCCAAACAGGTGGAGCACAAGACCGTCGGCGCGACGATCAAGCAGGCCGGCGACGATGGATCCTTCGAAGCCGAAATAGCCACCCTGGGAGTGATCGACCACGACGGCGATATTGTCGAGCGGGGGGCCTTCAGCGGCCACCCGATCGCGGTCCTGCCGGCGCACGATTCGCAGCACGTCCCGCTGGGGAAGGCTCAGATTGTGGAGCGGGGCGACATCGCCGTGGCGACGGGCCAGTTTAACCTCGAGATCGAGGCGGCCCGCGACTGGCACAGCTCGCTAAAGTTCGACCTCGAGAAGGTCCAGCCCCCGGTGCAACAATGGTCCTGGGGCTTCCGGATCATGGGGCCCGACGGCTTCCGCGCCGACCAGGTCGACGGCCAGCCGGTCCGCCGGCTTATCAAGCTGGACGAGCGGGAGGTCTCCCCGGTGCTCCGCGGCGCGTCGCTCGGGACCCGGACGGTGCACGTCAAGCGGCGCAAAGCCGAGGGCATGAGCGACAACGATCTCCGGGAGCGGCTCGAGCATGAGCTCCTCGAGGTGGAGGGCGAGCTCGAGCACCTCTGGGTCGAGGCAGTCTTCGACGATGCCGTGGTCTACCACGCGCGGCGGGCCGACGAAGCCGGCCGCACCCTCGAGCGGAGCTGGGCCATGGACGGCGAGACCGTCACCTTCGGCGACGAAGCGACCGTGGTCGTGCGCGATGTTTCCTACGTGGCGGTCGGCAAGGACGACGCCGGCGGAGCTCCGGACGACCTGAAGCTGATCGACCAGGTCCTCCTGACCACCTACGACGTGGAGGCGACGATCGCCCGCGTCCTCGACGCCGTCGACGCCCGGGGCAAGCGCGGCCGCACCCTGGGGGCCGATTCGAAGGCGGCCGCCATGGCCATGGCGGGACAGTTTGCCGAGCTCGATCGGACCATGGGGCAGCTCCGCGGCATGGCGGACCAGCTGCTCCCCCAGGACCTGGCCGCCCGGGCCGCGGCCAAGTTTCTGGCGCTCACCTCGTTGCGGGAGCCGGTGCCGTCGGCATAGCATAGGCGCAACTTCTACTTTTTCCGCTGGCCGCTTCCGGCCGGCACTAGTAGCAGAAGGGCGCATCCGCTCCGACGCTGCACGAGCGTGGAGCGGCCATGCTGACCCTGAAGCAACTCCGAGAGAAGGTCCGAGCCCGGCGGGCCGAGCTCGCCAAGTTGTTCGCCGACAACACCGTCAAGACCGACGACGGCGAGACCTACGATTTCCAGAAGGCTGAGGCTGACTGGTTCCCCGACGACGTCGCGAAGCTCGAGGGCACGCAAAAGAGTATGCGCGTGATCGAGCTCGTCAACGAGCGCAACGACGAGCTGGCCGAGCTCCAAGACGACCTCACCAAGCAGGAGGGCGTCGAGGCGATCGCTGCGGATCTCAAGAAGCGCCAGGAGACCCCGGTCAACCGGCCGGGCTTCCCCGCCGACCCCCGCCAGCCCGAGGAGCGGAAGACGATCGGCGACCTGGTGATCGAGTCCGATATTTTCAAGGACTGGCAGAAGGGATCCCGGCGGGACGCCGAGATCAAGCTGGACATCGGCCTCCGGGAGCTCAAGGCCGACTTCCTGACCACCGCCGGCTGGCCTCCGGAGTCCATCCGCACCGGCGTTGTCGTCCCCGACGTCACGCGCCCGCTGCAGGTGATCGACATCATGCCGATGGGTAACACCGGCATGGCCTCGGTCCTCTACATGGAAGAGACCGTGCGGACCCACGCGGCGGCTGAGACCGCCGAGGCGGGGGCCTATCCGGAGTCCAGCTTCGAGCTCACCGAGCAGACAAGCCCGGTCCGGAAGGTCGCCGACAGCGTGCCGGTCTCCGACGAGCAGCTCGAGGACGTGGCCATGGTCGGCTCGTATCTCGAGGGCCGTCTCAACTTCGGCGTGCAGCAGCGCCTCGATCAGCAGATCATCAGTGGCAATGGGGCCGCGCCGAACCTCCGGGGGATCCTCAACGTCGCCGGTATCCAGACCAACGCCAACGGCGGCGAGCCGGTCCCGGATACCATTTTTATCTGCATGACGGACGTCATGGTGACCGGGCGAGCCAGCCCGACTCACGTCCTGATGCACCCGACGGACTGGCAGAATATCCGCCTGCTCCGGACCGCTGACGGGGTCTATATCTGGGGGAGCCCGAGCGATTCGGCGCCGCCTCGGATCTGGGGCCTGCCGGTGGTCTCCAACGACACGCTGACCCTCGGCACCTCGTTGATCGGCTCCTTTCTGCTGCCGTGGATCACGCTGTTCGAGCGGCGCGGCATCATCGTCGAGCGCGGCTTCGTCGGGACCAACTTCAGGGACGGTCTGCAGACGATCCGGGCCTCCGGCCGCTGGTCCGTCGTGGTCTATCGCCCGGCCGCCTTCTGCACGGCGACCGGCCTCTAGGGATCTGATCCCGGAAGGGCTCCGACCACCAACGATAGGAGAGCACGCATATGGGAATCATCGAAGGCGGCGCCGTTCTTCCGGGAGCGATACCGCGACACGTCAACCCGTTCGGCTTCACCCGCTACGTCAACGGCGGCACGATCCAGGCGGCCGTTGACAAATCGAACCCCGGCGATGTGATCTATATCGCGCCGGCGACGTACGCCGAAAACGTCGTGATCACGACGGCCGGTCTCACCCTGGTGGGCCTCGGCGCCAGAGGCGAGGCGTGGATCAATCCGGCCGCCGGCGTCGGTCTCCACATCAACGCTGTGAACGACGTCGTGGTCATCAATCTCGGCATCGCCGGCGCGGCCGCCGCGGCCGCGGCGCTGCAGCTGACGGCGAGCGAGGAGTCCCGCTTCCACGCCTGCAAGATCGAGGGCGGCTCCGATGTTCTGGCGCTGCTCGAGGGAACGGCCGGCGGTCAGTGCGGCAACCTCATGTTTTTTGATTGTGAGTTTGCCTGGGGGCTGGTCGGCATGGAGTTCGACGACTCGCTGTTCGGCTTCCCGACGCAAATCCTGCTCCGGGGCTGCTGGTTCCACGAGGTCACGACCGCGCACCTGCGGCAAAATCCGGCCGCCGGCAGCGTCAACGATCTGTGGGTGGATTTCACCGGCATTCTGGACAACGAAAATTACTTCGGCGATGCCGTAGCATCACTGGGTGATCTCAACGGCGATGGCTTTGTCGACATGGCTGACGTCGTCCTAGTGGCATCGAGTTGGGGACAGGTTTCCGGCTGGTCGACCGCGCCGGCGCCACCGGCATGGTGAGCCGGTGCTACTTCGGCGCCCCGACGATCACCGCGGCCAAAATGACGATTGCCGCCGGGATCCTTTGGGTCGGCAACTCGGCCGAGGACGGTCTGTCGTCAGCGAGGCCGGCTTAACCCATGGCCCTCTCGTCCGCGCAATTTGCCCTCACCGATGCCGCGATTGTCGCCCTCAACACGGCCGGCCGCGCCGGCCTCCGGCTCACCGTGAAGAATAACGACGTCGTCCAGCCCATCTATCTGGGCACGTCGACGGGTGGCGGCAGGCGACGGCTACATCCTGGGCAACGGCGAATCCGTCACGGTCGAGCTCGAGCCCAACGAGGTGCTCGACGCGGTCTCCACCGTGGGCGGTGCCTTGGCGTCAGTCTTGAGGAGCTAACCCAATGCTGAAAATCGTGTACGAGGACAAGGAGGCCACCGTCGATCTGGTCACCGTCGACCGGCGGATCTGGCTCGACAAAGACGGCAAGCCGGTCGAGGACGGCGACCCGACAGCTAAGCGGCTGTACTGCGCACCGGGAGACCGGATCCGGAAGGCCGACGCCGAGGCCGTCGGCATCAAGCTGACGCCGGCGCCGGCGAAGACGACCGCCAAGAAGGCGGCCCCGGCGACCGCCAAGCAGGCCGCCAAGACGACCACCAAGAAGACGGCGAAGAAGGCCGCCAAGAAGACGGCGAAGAAGGCCGCCAAGAAAAGGAGCTAGACCATGGCCGACGTACCTATCACCCCCGTGGTGGCTGCGCACGGGGGCATCGCGGCGGTCCCGCAGGTGATGGCGGCCGCCGATAATTACATCGTCCGGAACAACGGCCGCGTGCTCCTGTTTTTCCGCAAGACCGGCGCCGGCGCCGCGACGATCACCGTGGTGACGCCGAAGCTCGTCTCCGGACTGGCGGTGGCGGAGCTGACCTTCAACGTCCCGGCCACCACCGGCGAAGTGTGGGCCGGCCCCTTCAACCCGGACACCTTCAACGACCCCAGCGGGGACCTCGACGTGTCCACCTCCGAGGACACCGGCATCACGATGGACTCGGTGCAGATTTAGCCATGGCCGTGACGATTGCTGACCTCCGGGCCCGCTACGAGACCGACCTCGACGACAGCACGATCCAGCGCGTCCTGGACGCCAACGTGGTGGCCGTCAACCGCTCCGCCGGCAAGACCGCGGCGGCGGTGGAGCACAAGCTCGCCCGAAATTCGGCGTGGGTCTCGATCCAGCGGCCCGCGGTGACGATCGACACCGTCACCGAACGCCGGCGCCACCGCTCCACGGAAGTGACGCTAGCCGCCGACGACTACCGCCTGGTCGGACCGTATCGTCTGCTTCGGCTGACCGACGGGACCAACGGCGCGCCCCACTGGGGCGACGAGGTGGCGGTGACCTACACGCCCGAGGTCGACCAGGCTATCCGCGATCGCGTGACCCTCGACCTCTCCCAGGTAGACCTGGAATTCCGGGCCTACGACAAGGAGAAAAGCGCCGATTGGGAGGGCGATCAAAAGAAGGGCTGGAAGGGGAAGCGCGTCCAGCTGCTCCGCCAGATCAGAGACGGGAAAAACGATTGGAATCTCCCGGACCTCCCGCTGCTCGCCGAGGTCGGCGTGATCCCCTGCCGGGTCTGGGCCGCCAAGCGGACCGACGTCGACGACTCCGGCAAAAAGGCCGTAGTGGCGGACCTTCGCGGCCACTTCCCCAGGGGCTCCGATCTCGTCGAGGAGGACCGGCTCACCGTCCACGATCGCCTGGGCCTTCTGCTGTTCGGCGGCCCGATCTACGTCGAGACGATCGAGGCCGGCACCGGCGCCGGATCTCGATCGCCTCACCGCGTCGTCGCCCTCCGGAGCCACGTCTAGCCATGGCCCTGATCTGGCGAGGTGAGCAGGTGAAGCGGAAGCTGACCCGGTCGGCGGTGCGCGGCATCAACAACCGCATGGCCGCGGCGGTCGCCTTGGCCCGGGGCGATCACCCCTACACCACGCGCACCGGCAGGCTCGAGCGCGGGACCCAGGTCGTCGAGACGGCCAAGGCTGGCCGGCGGAAGGTGACCGGCCGCTGGGGCGTCGTGGGCGTGCCGTACGCGCGCCGGCGGGAGCTCGGCTTCCAGGGTAAGGACGCCCTCGGTCGTGTCTTCGACGACCCGGAGGGGCCCTTCCTACGACCGGCGGGCGAGGCGACCTATCCGGGCCTGGGCCGAGCGATCGGGAGGGCCTTCCGTGCGTGACCTATTTTTCGCCCTCCACACCCTCTGCAGCTCGACCCCGGAGATCTTCGCCCTGGCCGCGGATCGGATCTTCGTCAACCAGATCCCGCGCAAGATCGTAAAGGCCCAGGACGTCCGGAAGCCGAAGAAAATCCTGGTCATACGCCAGGCCGGTGGCGGTGCGCAGAACGACCTTATGCCGATCGTTGATACGACCATCACCGCGATCTGCTACGGGGAAAACGACCACGAGGCGGGCCGGCTCCGCCGCGCTGTCGCGCAACGCTTCACCCTGCTGGAACGAGAGCAGCACAACGACGTGCTGATCCACAACATAAACCCGACCGGCGGTCCCCTTCCCAACGTGGAAAAGGATCTCGTGTGGCCTGTCCTCGGACAGAGCTACACCGTAAAAGCCGACATATTGGAGGTCACATAGCATGGCCGAGCTCGAGATCGTCAACGGTCCGTTGTCTGTTTATTGGGGTCCCGTCGGGGAGGGCTTCCCCGCCGCGGATGCCGCGATCGCCGGCAACTGGTTGCTGATCGGCACGTCCGGCGCCCACAACTATTCCGAGGACGGCGTCTCCGTGAACTTGGAGAAAAGCACCGAGTTTTTCCGGGCCCTGGCGTCACCCTTCCCGCGTAAGGCCTTCACGCCCGAGGCCGACGTCATGATCAACTTCCAGATGGCGGACATCACCATCGCGGAGATGCGGCTCGCCCTCAACCAGAACAGCGTGACGGTCGGCGGGACCGTCGACTCGATCCAGCTCGATATCGGGATCGACCCGACGGAGATCGCCCTCCTGGTGCGGGGCGTCGGGAAGTCTCCGCAATTCCTGGGCGGCAACGTCCAGTGGGACGTGCCGCGGGTCGTCGAGGCCGGCAGCAGGGAGCTCAGCTTCGTGAAGGGGGAGCCGGCCCTCGTGGAGCTCAATTTCCAGATGATCTACGACGAGGGCAACCCCAACCCGGCGGGCCTGATGAGTGCCCAGACCAGCTAGCACCGCGCAGCTCGAGGACTTCGACGAGCTCCACGCCGAGGTCCTCGAGCGGAAGCGCGCGGTCCGCTTCCACAAGCGGCAGCTGCACGAGGCCGCCGCAGCAAAACAGCTGTATATCGACCAACTAACCGCGATCGGGATCGAGGTTATCGAGCTCGACGCACAAGGCGTAGAGAGGCGTAGGCATTCTCATGGCCAAAAAAAAGCGCAGCACCCGCGAGAAGGCGACGAAGGCCGAGCACGTCCCGCAGATTCTCGACCTCAGCACTCCCCCCAAGCGGCCCATCGTAAAGCTGCCGACGGGTGACCACGAGCTCCGCGTCCCGGAGGAGCTTACCTTCGACGAATTCGCCGAGCAGCAGCGCAACTCAAAGGCGATCCAAGACCTCGCCGAGAAGGCCAGCGACCCCGAGGTCCTCGAGCAACTGCAGGCCCTCGTGGCCGAGGGCGTCCAGGTCGTCCTGGTCGGCATCAGCGACGAGGACGCGCGGGCTGTGACGCCGGGCATGTTCCTGAAAATCTCAGCGTTTTTTCGAGAGCTCGGCGACGAGATCGTGACGACGCCGGGCGAGAGTGGTACGGCCTCTGCTGCTGGCTCCAACGGTTCTACCGAGGAGGACCAGGAGGCGGCTTAGCGTCCTGGTGGGACGCCCCTATCGGCGTCGTCATGGACGCGGCCGCGGAGGCCGCAACGATACGAGGGACAGAGCGGATCATGCGCGTGCTCGATACGGCGGCCGGCTCCGGCAACATGAAGAAGCTGCACCGCCGGGCCCATATGCGCGATCTGCGGCGCCAGGCGCGGGGCGCGCGCCGGCACAAGGAGCCGGAGGAGGTCACGCGTAGCGACAAGGTCGCTGGCGCTGCAGAGCTCGCTGAGATCGGCATCGGGGTAACCATGGTCCCCGAGGTGCTGGGCGCCGTCCCGAGGGCCACCGATGGCTGAGAGTCTCGGCGAAGCTGTCCTGGATCTGACCACCGACAACCGGCGGGCCAACCGCGGGATTGATGACACCAAGCGGAAGGCCCAGGGGCTAGATCAGACCTTCCAGCAGATCGGGAAGAATCTCTCCGGCTTCGGCGATCGCATGACCGTGGGCGTCACGCTGCCGATCCTCGCGGCCGGCGCGGCCGCCTTCAAAATGGCCTCCACCGCCGAGGAGGCCAGCAACAAGTTTGACATCGTCATGGGTGGCTCCGCCGACCGCGTGCGCGCGAAGCTGGCGCTGCTCGAGGGCCAGATCCCTCTAACAACGGGGGAATTTCTCGGACTGTCCGCCGGGATCCAGGATCTCCTCGTCCCCATGGGCCTGGCGCGCGACGCCGGCGCCGATATGTCGGCGACCTTCGTGGAGATCGCCGGCGACGTGGCCGCCTTCAACGACGTCCCGGTGGCTCAGGTCCTCGCCGATATCAAGAGCGGCCTGGTGGGATCCTCGGAGCCCCTTTTCAAATACGGCGTTGACACCCGCGTGGCCGCGCTCGAGACCGTCGCGCTGGCCAACGGCCTGATTAAGGAGGGCGAGAAACTCACCGACGTGGCCCGGGCCCAGGCGGTGCTGCTGCAGATCCAGGCCCAGACCACCGACGCCACGGGCACGGCCGCTCGAGAGGCCGAGGGCGCGGCGGCCTCTACCGCCTTCTTTATGCGGGAGATCAAACAGCTCGCCGAGACAATGGGCGCGCAGCTCCTCCCGGTGATCACACCTCTGATCCAAAAGCTGACCGAGACGGTCAAGTGGTTTGGAGATCTGAGCCGGCCACCCAGGGCTGGATCCTCAAGATGGGGCTGCTCCTCGCTGCGATCGGTCCGGTCCTCTCGATCAGCGGCAGGCTCCTGAGCGTCGGCGGAAAAATCGCGGGGATGATGGTCACCAACACCGCGGCCACCGTCGCCAACACGACGGCCAACACGGCCAACGCGGCGAGCGTGGGAGCCTCCGGGCTGGCCAAGTCTCTGGGCGTGGCGGCCCTCGCCCTCGCGGCCTTCTGTGCCGGCTGGAAGGCCGGCGAGTTTCTCGCCGAGCAGCTCGGGGTCCAGGAGAACGCCGTCGCCAATTGGTGGGACGGAATCCGGGAGGCCTTCGGGGCCGAGAGCGTCGCCGATATCCGGGCCTCCGCGGACGCCGTCTCCCAGACTTTCGGCACCTACCGGACCCAGGCCGAGATCGCGGCCGACGAGACCGCGCGGCTGGCTCAGATCTTGGCCGACGAGCTCGCCCCGGCCCTCGTCACCGTCAACACCGCGGCCGGCGACGGCGTCGACCCGGCCACCCGCTACGCGGAGGCGATCGCGGCGCTGGGGATCATCCCCCAGGAGGAGCTCGATACCGAGCTCGAGAATCTGGCGATCGCGATCAAGTCCGGCGAGCAGCCGGTGGCCACCATGCGGCCGCTCCTCGAGGAGTACCGGAAAAAGCTCGAGGAGATCGGCCGCCTCAACCCGGAGGTGGGCAAGACGATCGACGCCCTCACCCAGGACATCAACGAGCAGGACGCGGCGGTCGACGGGATCGTGGGGACCATGCCGGCGGCCACCAACGCCCTCGATCTTTTCGGCGGATCCATGGCCGGCCTGCCGGCGTCCGTCAAGGCCACCGGCGACAGCATCGAGGACGCGCTGACCCGCATGGCGGCCGCGTCCGACAGCAACGCTTTTGCCCTCGCCGAGGTGATCGCCCAGCAGCAGGGCCTCACCCTCGAGGAGGGCCTGGCGCTCACCGCGTACCGCGACAACACGGACGAGCTGATCCGCGCGGCCCAGCAGCTCCGCGGGGAGTGGGGCCCGGCGATCCAGGAATCCCAGCGGCGGCAGCTCGGTCTCAACGACGCCATGAACGAAGGCGCCAAGGCGACCCAGGGGTTTCTCGGCGGGCTGCTCGAGGGGATCCCGATCCTCGGGAAGCTCGGCGGGGCCTTCGATTTTATCGGCGGCCAGATCAAAGGGGGGGTCGGGGAGCTGCAGGGCTTCGTAAACCAAGGGACCGACTTCCTGAAGGAGAAGCTGGGCGGCCTGTTCAAAGAGGGCTCGCCGATCGGCGGCTTTCTGTCCAAGGGCCTGGGCGCCGCGGTCGGCTTCGCGCTGCCGCTGATCGGTCCGCTGATCGCCCCTCTGATCGGAAAACTCACCGCGCTCCTGGGCAAGGGCCTGAAGAAAATCGGCGGCTTTTTTAAGAGCCTGTTCGGTGGCCCATCGGGCGCGGAGAAGGAGGGCCGATCAGTGGCGGCCGCGTTCCGCGACTCTATCCGCAGCGAGCTGGACGCCGAGGTGCTTGCCGACGTCAAACTGCAGTTTCCGAACCAGGTCGAGGGCGCGGCTTTTCTCGCCTCGATCCAGCAAAAGCTGATCGCGGCCGGCGTCGCTGCCGAGGCCGCGAGCGTCCAGGCGCAACAGTGGGGGGCGCGACTGTTCGAAGCCGAGAAGAAGGGCGGCTCAGCCGTCCAGGGCGTTATCGACCAGATCAACGCGGCGACCCAGGCCACGATCGCCAGCACCACCGCGGCGGCTGAAGCCGCGACGGCCGCGACAGCTGCGGTGTCGACCGAGGTCGCCAAGCAGGTCGCCGTGACGACGACCGCGACCCGCGACACGCTGGAAGCTATCAAGCGGGCTGAGGCCCAGAAGGTCTCCGTCACCGCTCGGGCCCAGACCCAGATCGCCTCGATCGCAATCAGCGCGGCGGAGGCCACCGGGGACGCGTGGGTCGCCTCAGCCACCCGGACCACCAAGGCCTGGCTGGCCACCAGGGCCTCGACCGTCGGATTCTCGTCGATCGTCGATATCCAGGTGATCGGCTCCGAGCACGCCAAGCAGCTGGGCGACGACCAGGCCGCGGCCGCGCGCAGGACGTCGGCGGAGTGGGAGCGGGTCAACCGTGACCTGGCCATCGATCACCCGGGGGGCGAGGCCGAGCGCCTCCGCCGAGATCGGGACCGGGGCATGGACCGCGACGGCGACGGCTTCCGCGGCGACGGCTTCCGGGATGGCGGCTGCGATATCCACCTCCGCGTGGACTCGATTCTGGACGGCGACAAGGTCGCCGAGACGGTTGTCCGGAAGGCCGCCGGCATCCTCGACGACGCCGGCCTGGGTAGCTGCTGATATGGCCTTCACGCACAGCGCGATTGTCACGGTAGACGCCGGCGACCGCACCATCCTGATCAAGCAAGAAACCCTCCAATGGGAGCGCCTGCTCAACGGCCGCTCGACGGCGGAGTGGACGATGGCCGACGAGAAGGGGGCGTTTCGTCCCTCAACCGGAATGCCGGTGATCATCGAGGAGCTCACCCAAGACACGCCCGGCGGACCGACGACGTTGCGCCTGCGGTTCGCCGGATTGCTGACGAAGGCGGACGAGGCCGAGCTGGGGGGCACCCTACTGCATTGGAAGTGCAAAGCGGGCAGCTATGAACAGCTTTTTGATCGGTTCTACGTGACCCGGCGCTACGAGCGCCGCAACCTCGACCAGATCGTCCCCGACATACTGGACACGACGGACATATCCGTCGAGGGATTGACGTACACCGGCGTCGAGCAGGGCCCCCGGTGGCGGGAGTTCGTCGCCAACACGATCACGGTACAGCAGGCCTTTACCGACCTGACGGAGTTTAGCGGTTTCTCCTATTGGATCGACGTCCCGGCAAGCTGGCCGGCGGGAACGCTCGACCTACAATTCCGCAAGCCGACGACGCCCCCGGGCTCACCCGTCACGCTGGACAGCGCGAACCTCGAGCGGCCGCCCCAGGCTGAGAAGCCGAAGGTCAACCCCGATTTGAGCTGCTACGCCAACCGGGTGATCGTGGTAGGCGGGGACAACATCCACAATTGGGTGGCGCAGAAAAGCAACAACGTCGAGATCGCGGCACGGGCCGCGCACGAGGGGACGGCGGGCGTCCATACCAAACGCTTCGATCGGCCCTCGGTCACGAACCGCCAGCACCTTCTCGCCCTCGCCGAGGCGTTGCTCGCCCGGTATTCCGTCACCCTGAGTAGCAAAACGTTTGTCGGCGTGACGAGGGTCCCGGGCTTCGAGGTAGGGCAGGAGGTGGTGGTCAACCTGCCGGACCAAGGGCTGGCCAACGTCGATATGCTGATCAACAGGATCAAGACCCGCGTCCGCGGCACCGGCAAAGACTGGACCCACGAGATCCAGGCCAAGGGGCCAACCGCATGAGTGACGACTCCTACCCCGGCGGCGGTTGGCAGGGCCGCTACCGCACCGCGGCCGGCGGGCTTCGATCGCTCCTCGGTGAGGTCCGGTTTGACCCAGACGTGAGCCCGACCGAGGGCGTGGTGACGGGGCCGATACCGGAGCGGGGCGTGATGATCTGCGATCCGGCCGTCGCCGCTGCGACGTGGTCGATCGGCCCGGCCACCGACGGCGCCCTGCAGAACACACCGACCGCAATCGGTGTCACGCCGGACGGTCTTTTTCTTGTGGCGATCCGCCGCGGTGGCGGGGCCGGGACAGGCGGCCGCGGCGGGGGGGTGTTTCCCGGCCGGCACAACGGGGGGGCACCCCCCTGCCTCCGCCCGCGGCCAACCCGCCTTGGAAAAGACC